TGGTGCTGCAACTGGTACATCTTTGGTTCTTTCAGGGGACCTAACAGTTAATGGTACAACAACTACAATTAACTCAACAGAAATCACAGTTGATGACAAGAACCTTACACTTGGTTCAGTAGCAACACCATCAGATGCAGGCGCTGACGGTGGTGGTATCACTCTTAAGGGTGCTACAGACAAGACTATTAACTGGGTAGATGCAACTGATGCATGGACATTCTCTGAGCATGTTAACCTTGCTTCAGGAAAAGAATTCAAGGTTAATGGAACATCACTTAAAGATGTATCAGAAACTCTTACAAATAAAACATTAACAAGTCCAACACTTACAACTCCAGCACTTGGCACTCCAGCATCTGGAACAATGACAAACGTAACTGGACTACCTTTAACTACTGGTGTAACTGGAACTCTTCCTGTAGCCAATGGTGGAACAGGAATCACATCCTTGGGAGCAGGCATTGCCGACTTCCTTGGAACACCATCATCTGCAAACTTGCTAGCAGCAGTAAGTGATGAAACAGGAACAGGCGCTCTAGTATTTGCTAATACACCAACTCTTGTTACTCCAGTAATTGGAGCAGCAACAGGAACATCACTTGGTCTATCAGGTTCATTAACTGCAGCCTCTGTAACTCTTACAGATGCTTTGATTGGTACTGCTACTCAAGCAATTACAACTGGTAGTGCAACAGTTGTAGATACATGGTCAGCAACTACATACTCAAGTGCTAAGTATTTAGTACAACTAAAAAAGGGTACAGAAATTCAAACCTTAGAAGTTTTAATTAACGTAGATGGAAGCAACAATGTTGCTATTACAGAATACGCAGATGTAATTAACGCAGCAGCCTCTTTAGGAACAACTGATGCAGACTTTTCAGGTGGTAACGTTCGACTTAAGGTAACAGCATCAGATGAAACAACAGTAAAGGTTCACAAGACGCTAATCGAAGCGTAATGTGGACTGAGGGGACAGTGAACTTCAGTGGCAGTTGAAAGTACAACGACCAACAAAGACTTTGTTGTAAAACAAGGACTTAAGGTTGCCACTGGAGTTACATTCCCTGATAACACTGTACAAAGCACGGCAGCACTAACTGTTGGAACTACATTTCCAACAAGCCCATCTAATGGTCAATTATTTTTGTACACTGTTACAGAAAGAATTTACTACTATTTAAATAGTGAGTGGAACCCCATAGCAACATATTTTGATGCTCAGTCTGAATATAACGGAAATGGAATGACCTATCCAACATTATTTGCTAGACTTAATGGCGGTGCCCCAAATACTACTTTTACAAACGCTTTACCTTCAGCAGATGGCGGTAGTCCAAGTGAACAATTCTGATATAATGAACGTTGGAGGATTAATAAATGGCAACTAGAATTCAAGTTCGTAGAGGTACTACCTCCCAGTGGAATACCGCAAATCCAACCCTTGAAGAAGGAGAGATTGGATATAACAGTACCCTTGGTCAAATTAAAGTTGGCGATGGCACTAGCGTTTGGGCTGATTTAGATTATTTTGTAAGTGACACAAGTTTAGGAACTAGTCTTGGTAGTTATGTTCAAGATAGTGATAAAGGTGCAATAAATGGTGTTGCAGAACTTGATGCAAGCAAAAACATTCTTGCTCCCGCTTCAATTATTTTTGAAGGTACAGCAAATGACCACGAAACTACTTTGGCTGTTACAGATCCTACCGCAGACAGAACAATTACATTCCCAGATGCTACTGGAACTGTAGCACTTACAACCGATATTTCAGTAACAGCAGCATCAACAACTACATTTTCAAATAAATCAATCTCACTTGGTTCAAACACAGTTACCTCAACTCTTGCTCAGTTAAACACTGCAATTAGCGATGCCGATGTAGCCACACTTGCTGGAACAGAAACTCTAACAAATAAAACTTTAACAAGCCCAACTTTAACTACACCAAATATTGGAGTAGCATCTGGCACATCCCTAACACTTACTGGTGACTTAACGGTTCAGGGAACTACTACAACTATTGATTCAACTACAATTGCTGTTAAAAATGCTTTTGTTTTTGAAGGAGCAACAACAGATGACTTTGAGACTACCCTCACAGTTACAGACCCAACTGCCGATAGAACGATCACCCTTCCAGACTCAACAGGAACGGTAGCGCTTACAAGTGATATTACAGTAACGCCATCATCAACAAATACACTTACAAATAAAACTTTAACAAGCCCTAAGATTAATGAAGATGTTGCAGTAACTGCTACCGCTACAGAGTTAAACTATGTAGATGGCGTAACTTCAGCAATTCAAACCCAATTAGATGGTAAAGTAGATGAGTCTTTATTTGATCTTAAAGGCGACATATTAGTTGCTTCTGCAGATAATACCCCAGCAAAACTTGGGGTAGGTACAAATGGGTATATCCTTACAGCCAACTCTAGTGCAACAAATGGTATTGAGTGGGCTGCAGCACCTATTAGTCTTCCTTCACAAACTGGCAACTCAGGAAAATATTTAACAACAGATGGCTCAACTGCTTCTTGGGGAACAGTATCTTCATACTCTGCTCCAACAATTGGATCAACATCAATTGCATCAGGTGCAACAGTTACAACCATTGCGGGACTTACATTGTCAAATGCAACGCTATCTGGCTCATTAACAGCAGGTGGAGGAACGGGAACAAGTGGTCAAGTATTACAGTCAACTGGTTCTGGTGTACAATGGACAACTCCTGCAGGCGGCGCAGCATTCAGCGAGTTTTTGCTTGTTGGTTGCTAGTACTTTTAAATAACAAAAGTTCTTAACTCTAAACTAAACATTTACTGTACGTTTTATGCGTATTTTCTTTTTATAAATTTGTGATATACTAAGACTACTTCCGAATTTGTGAAGTACTCTATTAATTTTCCATGAAAGGTAAATAAATGTCAGATGTTTTCTCATTCCGTTTGTCGGAGGATTTTGTAAATAAATATAACAATGTGCCAGCACCGTTTGGATTTTCAGATGCAGGCTCAAACTCGTTAGGAGAAGTTACATTTATTCGTACATATTCTCGTGTTAAAGAAGACGGAACAAAGGAACGCTGGCATGAAGTTTGCCGTCGTGTAATCGAGGGTATGTATTCAGTACAAAAAAATCACGCTAAAGACAATCGCCTACCTTGGAATGATAACAAGGCTCAGAAGTCTGCTCAAGAAGCCTTCCAAAGAATGTTTGAACTAAAGTGGACACCACCAGGTCGTGGTCTCTGGGCATTTGGAACTCCTATGACTATGGAGAAGCGTAACTCTGCATCCCTTCAAAACTGTGCTATGGTCTCTACTCGTGACATTGATCGTAATGATCCAGGTGCATTATTTGCTTGGGTAATGGATGCTTTGATGTTAGGTATAGGTGTAGGGTTTGATACTATTGGTCAGGATAAGCAGATGCCTATTTATGCTCCTACTGAGCCAGCATCTATCTATGAAATCCCAGATACTCGTGAGGGATGGGTAGAATCTGTCCGTCTTTTAATCAATTCATTTTTACGCCAGAACCAGCCAATTCAGGAATTTAACTATGACCTTATCCGTCCTCTAGGTGCCCCTATTAAGGGCTTTGGAGGCGTTGCAAGCGGTCCAGCACCACTTATTGATCTCCATACACGGATTCGTAATGTAATTGGCTCTAGAGCAGGAGAAGTTCTTGATTCTCGTGCTATTGTCGACATTGTAAACCTTATTGGAACTTGCGTTGTATCTGGAAACGTTCGTCGTTCTGCTACCCTTGCTTTAGGCTCTCCTGGAGATGATGGATTTATTAATCTTAAGAATCCAGAAGTATTTCCAGAGCGTAACTCTTATGATCCAGAAAAACCAGGTTGGGCATGGATGAGTAATAACTCTATTGCTGCAGAAGTAGGAACAAAATATGAAGACTATGTTGATTTAATTGCAGACAATGGAGAACCAGGTTTTATTTGGCTTGATGTTGCTAGAAACTTTGGTCGTCTTGCAGATCCTGCAGATGGAAAAGATTCTAGAATTATGGGCTTCAATCCTTGTGCGGAGCAGCCATTGGAATCATACGAACTTTGTACACTTGTAGAAGTGCACTTAAATCGTCATGAGTCCAAGGAGGACTTCCTCAAGACATTGAAGTTTGCATATTTGTATGGTAAGACTGTTACTCTTATGCCAACACATTGGCAACAGACAAACGGTATTATGCAACGTAATCGTCGTATTGGTACATCTCTTACAGGCATTGCTGCATTTGCTGATGAACACGGTCTTCCTGTTATTCGTGAATGGATGGATGAAGGATATAATACAATTCGTAAATATGATCATTCATATTCCGAATGGCTTTGTGTTCGTGAATCAGTTCGTGTAACTACAGTTAAGCCATCAGGATCTGTATCGCTTCTTTCTGGCGCTACCCCTGGAGTTCACTGGGGTCCTGGTGGAGAGTTCTATCTTCGTGCTATTCGTTTTGGAAACACTGATCCAATGCTTCATTTATTTAAAGCAGCAGGGTATAAGATTGAAGCAGACCTTGTATCAGCAAACACTCAAGTAGTATATTTCCCAGTAGCATCAGGACACAAGCGTGCAGAGAAGCAGGTTAGCCTATTTGAAAAAATTGGTTTAGCAGCAACCGCACAAAAGTACTGGTCAGATAACGGTGTTTCTGTTACTCTTTCATTTAATAAAGAAGAAGAAAAAAAGTTTATTGCCCCTGCTCTCAATATGTACGAGGGACAGTTAAAGGCAGTTTCATTCCTTCCAATGGGAAATAAAACTTATCCACAGCAACCTTATACAGAGATCACACGAGAAGAATATAATGCTTATGTAGGAACAATTGGCAAGATTGACTGGTCTGCTATTTATGATGGCAAAGATAATCTAGATGCTGAGTCTGAAAAGTATTGCTCTACAGACGCTTGTGAGATTAAACTTTATTAGTCTCTAGCCTGCTATAATAAGGGGATAGGAGAAAAATGTCTAACCCTTCCAATTTATACGCAGAAAAGATATATAGCGAACACCCGCTAGTTCTTTGGGCGTTAGATGACCAGGCTGACTATATAACTTTAATTACTGAGGCTCAACGTGATGTTGAGAATGAATGGTCAGTATCTGGCGGCATTGCTTCAGAGGGAACAACAACAGATGAGCCCTTTACAGATAGTATAACTGTAGAACTAGAAGGAAACATTCCAAGTGGAGCAACTAACAATATTGTCTGTATTAGTCCTGACCTTGTAAATTTTACAGACTTAAACTCTGATCTTGGCACATTTTCTGTTGGAACATATTTTTACTCAAATAGTGCATACCTACAGTCAGTATCCATAGGCTATGAATATACGGATACAACGACATCTTTAATTGTTCAAAGACTAGAAACATTCACAACAGATCTTTTTCAAAAGTGGGGTTTTATCTCTGGGACATTTGAGATACCTGATGAGTTTACAAACCTTCGTGCAGTCATAAAGATTGTTACTATTTCTGGAGGGCTAACAACAGGAGCCTATCAATTTTATTTGAACGGGATAACAGTTGGTCAATGGTCTGAAGAATTTAACACAACTTCTTTAGGAGTTACACCACAAACATTTCCATCAACCATAGCAATTACAACAACAGATAAGGTTGTTCCAGCATCAGCATACGGTCTATCTGGAAACCAAGGGTACTATATTGTAAACAATAATGCTTTGCTTGCTAAAAATACAAGTATTCCACTTGTTTATGGAGCATCAGGTGTTACTAGATTAATTCCAAATGATTCAGGAAGACCCTCTTTAATTTTACCAGGAAAAGGGTTTTTAAATGAAGTTGGAAGATATAAAGAATATACAGTAGAGTTTTGGGCAAGAATAAACTCAAGCGCATCAGCACCAAAAAGAATCTTCGGTCCTATTTCTGGATCTAATGGTTTGTATGTAGAAGGAGGATTTTTAACTCTAGTAATTGGCGATAACTTTGCATCTCACTTCGTTGGTGAATGGGTTAGACCAATGCTTATTCAGATTCGTTTAATTAGAAACTCAGCGACAGTATTGTTAAATGGTGAAGAAATTATATCTATGGCAATTGACACTGCAACAATTGCTTTACCAGCCGAAATGCTAAATGGTGATTCACAAGACTGGCTTGGATTCTATGCATATGATGATGTCAGTCCCGTAGAAATTGACTGTGTTGCAATATACTCTTATCAGATTCCAATCACTGTTGCAAAACGTAGGTGGGTCTATGGTCAAGGCGTTTTGTCTCCAGAAGGAATTAACTCAGCATACGGAGGAACATCTGCTTTTATAGATTATCCATTTGCGGATTACACTTCTAATTATAACTACCCAGATTTTGCACAATGGCAACAGGGTAGTTTTGATAACCTAACCACAACCTCAACATCTTTGACAACGCCAGAGTATAGCCTTCCAGAAATATTTTTAGACTCAAAGACATTAACTGAGTTTTATTCAGACAATCAAGATATCCAAGAGGTGGCATCTGGACCAGTGGTTCCAAATAAATTTATTACATTTAGACCAAACGCTGGCTGGAACTCAGAACAATGCTACATTAACTTTCCAAGATTTAATATGTTAAGTGATCAAGTAAAGGCTATATACGGAGTATTCAGTACAGAGGACATAGGACCAGAATCTGGACCAACCGTGCAACCACAAACTCTTATTAAAATATACAACACGCTAACTGGAGATTATTTTATAATTAAACAAGAAGAAGACATTATTAAGTATGTACTTAACTATAATGGAGCAGATGAAGAGTTATATACAACAGCATCTTTGGAGTCTAATCAATTATTTTCTGTAGGAATTAATCTAGACAACCTTGTAAATAATTTTGGAGAAAATGTTTCAGCCTTTTTTGGTAATCAGAACGGATTAAAGACATATGTGGGTGGAGACGAAGAACCATTAAATACGTTTACTGGAAAAATATACTCTTTTGGTCTTTCTACTGTGTTCAATGCTTCTAGCATATCTGACTATTTCTTGTCTACTGGTGTAGCAATATTTGATGATCTTTCTATTAGTGGGGTACTAGAAGAAGAAAATGCCATTGCTTTGATAGAGCATACAGCAAGTTATACCTTGCTACCAACTGAAGCATATGATAAATTTTTCTTAGACATTGGCGTATCTGGGTACTGGCAAGACTATCTACCATTATCTTATTTTGCACAATTTGTAACAAATGATGTGGGCAACCAATTTTATGATCTAGACTTTTTACAATTTAATATAGGATACCCATCACCAGATAAACTTAATGAGACAGAAACTGTTTTAGAAAGTTGGACATATGGAGATCTTAAGGATGAATATAAAACTCCAGTACAGCAAACATATGCACAACTAGATAACATACTTTATACTGGCTGGGCTAACTATCAAGATATGTTAGAAAAGTCTGCAAAATTTTATGAATACGATACTTCAAATGCTTCTATAAGAAGTTATATCACTTTCCAGTATGTTTCTGAAGGTGCAAATTCACTACAAGATTCCTTTTCAATTATAGAAACTCCAAAAAGTGATAAGATTATTGATATAGATGAGCACCCATCTTGGGCTACAACAAAGTTTGAAGTTGTTGATAATACATTAATCTATCCAACAAAGACCGTAGATTTTAATGATTTGGCTATTGTTTTTCATTTAGAGTTTAAACTTAGAAATATCTTAACAAAACCTATTAAACTAAGTAGATTAGAGTTTGCATCGCAAGCACTAAACAATAACTCCTTTAATCCTATTGGAACAAGATTTGGTCTTAATATATTCCCTTACAAACGATCTGGAATTTACTATGACTATAAATCAAAAAACCCATTTAGCATTTACAAGGGAAGTACACCATACCTGTATCTAAATAGAAAGACTGGAATTCAAGTACGAGGAGAATTTGACCAACAAATAAACCGTGGTATTGCCGTTCCAATTAACCAAGAACAAGCAGCAAACTATCGTGTAAGTGCTGCACAAATTTGGATGAGATATGATGATGAGCAATTCCCAATCATTCCAACAGAGTTATTTGAAATTGACTACAAGGGTGACACAATCAAGTTCTATATGGTTGCAGATAGCGAAAAAGGAACAAGAGCAAAAATATATGCAAAGAGCCAAGATTCTGGACTGCCATTTAATGGCATAGCCTATTATTGGAATGGCGTTTTAGTAAGAGAGCCAGTCCTAACAGTCAAAGAATGGGGAGTTTTAGGTATTGCATTTGGAACAGCATTAAACTTTGACGCATACCTTGGCGGGATTAATCTAACAGGACCAATGCTATTTAATAATATAGCCTACTATCAGGCTAATAACCTACAACAGGTTCAAAGTACTATTACAAGACCTTGGCTTAGGGTTAAAACTGAGGGAGTTACAAATTATCAGTGGCAGTATTGGTTAAATAACTTTACTTGGGAAGGCGTTTTGGTTGTTGAGGCTTCAGATCTTTATGGAGTTAACCCAGCAGATGTCTATAAGACATACCTTGGAACTAATAAGATTATTATTGATGACTCTGAAGGCATGATATTTGATGCTGAGAAGTTAAGACTTTATTCAGATACAAATTGGCAGACCACGGTCAAGATTCCAGTATAGTATGCTATACTTGTGGTTATGGATAATGAAATTCTTAAAAAAGTTGGCAATGTCCGACGCAAAGTCATAGAAAAAGACTACAATTGGGGTTTGTACGTGTACAAAAAGTCAGATGGAAATTGGTTTACTGACGGAACTGGTAGTATTTTAAACATACCTTCAGAGCGTGGAGACATTTCAAAGATTTCAGAACTAAGAAAAGCGGCAATGCACTATGGTGATGATGGTGAAGGAAAGCCCGTTTTTGTTCCTGGACTAACAAGAATTAGCGAAGAAGAGTATTCTGAGCAAATAGATAGAATGAAGAACGGTTTGATTCCTTCTATGAACGACCACGGTGCTTGGGTAGCAGCACGACAAACCCACGATAAGTATGGTAGCGATGACTGATGATTATATAAGAGTTGGGTTAAACACCCAACCAAAAGAAGATAGCCCGTTTAATGAACAAGATCCTTTTAATAAGTCTTGGGACAACCTTAAAGACTATAATGGTTTAAATCAAAACTTTCGTAGAAAAACTTCACGGAATGTTGCAAAAGCAGTTATTTCTCCAACAGCAGCATATTTAGATGCAGCAAATGCAACCCCTTCTGGTGTAGATGCATCATCAAAGGCTATCAACCCTGGAACTGTATATCGTAATGGTTACGGTCTATTTGATGTAATTACTCCACCATACAACATGTATGAGTTGGCTAACTTTTATGATACATCTTTTGCTAACCATGCTGCTATTGATGCAAAGGTAGAAAACGTTGTTGGTCTTGGCTACTACTTTGAGGTAGCAGATAGAACAATGTTAAGGTTTGAAATGAATGACGATCAGGAAGCAGTTAACCGTGCCCGTCGTCGTATTGAAAGAATGAAGTTAGAGTTAAAGGATTGGTTAGAAAACCTTAATGATGATGACTCTTTCACAAAGACAATGGAAAAATTTTATACAGATGTTCAGGCTACAGGCAATGGCTTCCTAGAAATTGGTCGTACCGTAACTGGAGAGATTGGATATGTTGGTCATATTCCAGCAACAACTGTTCGTGTACGCCGCCTTCGTGATGGATACGTTCAGATAATTGGAAACTCTGTGGTTTATTTCCGTAATTTTGGGGCTAATAATCAAAACCCAATGACTGGAGATACAAGACCAAATGAAATTATTCATTACAAAGAGTACTCTCCTCTAAACACATACTACGGTATTCCAGATATTGTTGCTGCCTTGCCATCTCTTATTGGAGATCAACTAGCATCACAATATAACATTGATTATTTTGAAAACAAGGCTGTTCCTAGATATGTTGTTACCCTAAAGGGTGCAAAACTATCTTCCGACGGAGAAGACAAAATGTTTAGATTCTTACAGACTGGACTTAAATCTCAGTCACACAGAACTCTATATATCCCACTTCCTGGAGATACTGATCAAAACAAGGTTGAGTTTAAGATGGAGGCTGTTGAAAACGGAATTCAAGACGGCTCATTTAAAGAGTATCGTAAACAGAACCGTGATGACATTCTTATTGCCCATCAGGTTCCAATCTCTAAACTTGGCGGATCAGATTCAGGTATTGCCGCAGCACTTTCACAAGATAGAACCTTTAA